AATAATATTAATATACTTTACTACGTAAAGTGTTTGAAATTTTCTCGCATCGTGCAAACATCGTGCAAAACGACCCCTTAACTCCCTTATTTTACAACGCCGTAGGCGTGCAAACATCGTGCAACTTTTCCGGGGCGTGCAATTATCGTGTAAACATCGTGCAAAGTTCGTGCAATCATCGTGCAATGGCACCCCGTAACTATCTGAGTGAATGTGATTTGTTCGTGCAATCATCGTGCAATTATCGTGTAAAGTTCGTGCAAACATCGTGCAAACGCTGAAAGTCAGCACATTAACTTTTGGCATAAAAAAGGGCACCGTCATCCCGACGATACCCCCATATATTATTGGTTATTATGTGCGGTTACATTCTTATTTGCATACAAGCGAGTCAGAGGCTCCGGACTTATTGTTAGCCCTACCGAAATGGTTGCGCAGGACTGCGTAGAGGGAGTTAAGAACCCTCACGTTGCGGTTCACCGATTCCATGTCGGCAACAGCGCTCTCGCTGGCGCAAAGAGGGTAGTCCACGATGATGTCTCTCAGAACTTCGAGCAGGTCACCATCAACCTTAACGCCCGAGAAGTCCACCTCAGTAAGATGTTGCGCATCAAGCATCTTACGCACGTTTCCACCGAGTTCCTTGTTGTATGCTATCAGGCTGTTTACCTTTGCGATGAGGAAAGACAGCTTTTCAGTATGGGTGCCTTCGTCATCCAGGGTGTCGGATACGGCACGGTACACATTGTGGAGCTGCCGAAACTCCGATCTGAGCGAGAGATAACTCCGCTCAGTTTCTTCGAGCTTGGCACGGAGCTCCATGTATTCGGCATTTCCGTATGAACCGGTCTTGCGGATGCTGGGAAGCACCTCCGATGTCACCCACTTGCGGAAAGCCTTGGCTTCAGGCTTGCGGCTGTCGAAGATTACGTCATATAGACCGTCTTCATTGATGAAGTTGGCGAACTGAACACCGCCTTCGGTTGCAAGGGGGTGTTTACTACACACCCCCTTATCAAGACGACGTACCGTGTTGTTTACATCGAGATCGAGTGCCCTGCAAACATCGACAAGGCAAAACAGAGGTTGATCACTGGTTCCGGCGGTGCGGATTTCTCCGAATTGCGGAGAATTAAAAATTAATGCTTTCATTCTTGTTAAGCTTTTAAGAACGATTAAAGTCAGGACGCAAAAAAGCGGTAGCCTAATTGCGCTGCTTAACAAGAGTGACACCTCGCCCGATAGAGCAAGTACCGTTCTTACGCAATAGGCAACCGCCTATGAGATTGGCGTCGAAGCATAAAATGCCCGACCGCGTTAGGTTGAGCGATTGACGACCGCTCTGCCGGACTTAGGAGAAGTCACTCTTATTAAGCACTACAAAATTAGGAAAAAATAATCATATAGCCAAACTTTCGCCGTTCAAATTGTTAATACTATCTACCACGTTCTGCAATCGGTCAATGATTGCCGGAACCGCCGGGAGGTTGAGGTGCATGGAGCTTGTGCGAGCTTCAGCACCAGCCCCGGCATTATATCAACACGATTAGCCATCATCCACCGGCAAAGGAAGAATCTGTATATGGTGTTTATGTGCGTTGGATTCAGCTCGGAGACAGCGCATGGACTCCGACGGATAATAGAACACGTTGCGTTTCAGGTCCACGATGTAGCCCTTCTTCTTCATGTTGTACCGATAGCTGACTTTTGACTTCGACTGCTTCACAAAGCGAAAATTCGTTCTCTGCTCGAAGCCGAACACAAACCGGCTACGGTCGGCATCCCTGGTCTTTTTCCATGACGCCCTCCGCTTTTCCTGCATTTCCCGGTAGCGCTTTGGTGACATCCTATCCTTGTTGCAATGACCTTTCTTGAACCGGTTTTCCGCACTCTTTGGAATGATGAATCCCTTGGGCGGATATGTGCCGTTGCGCAAATGGGAGGCTTTAGCGGCTTCGCTGGTAGCCCGCTGGCACTTCTGAATGAACTGACGGGATTTCTTCAAACCAAGCTCCCTTGCGAAACGGTGGAGTGTGGAATCGGAAATATTCAGACGGGCTTTAATCTCATCGTTTTTGGTGTGCTTGAAATGGTTGATAAGCCAACGAAGCTGGTCAGGAGCAAGAACTATTTTGACGGTCTTCCCCATAGGCTAATGAATATCATCAGGGAACTCGCGGTCAATCCACACAAGTAAATCGAACATGACATCCATTGGATCATCGCTGAAGAATTGTTTAAGCACCATGTCGCTACCGTTTTTATAACCGGCATAGAACACTGTACGTCCGCTCTCATTCTTCTTGCCAAAAAAGAAGTTGTACCATGTGCCTGACTCTGATGGAGCCGTGCTTCCCGAAGTTTTGAGTACATTGGCGGGAATCTTCATAATAACGTCATGTAGAGTAAAGGCAGGGATTACTTCATCTGCCTCATCACGCAAGGACATATCGGGGTCAGAGTTGAAATCAAGATGCCTGGAGTAATTTTTCTTGCCCGCAGAGCCGAAGATTAACCATGACACACTTGCGCAGTCGTAAATGTTCATGCCGCCTTCAGCCAAATACTCCATTTGTTCCACTGAAAAGACGAATTGTCGGTCGGTTTTATTCATAATGATTCTATAATCGAGATTTTAATTATCGTTTGAAAAAGAGCCGGGGTTTAGGAGTCCTATGGGTAAGACAAGTTGCAAATAGTTCCCCACGGGGTAGTTTCCTTGCCCTCACTCCATGCCATAGCCGGCTCTTTTGTAGGCAGTAGTCAATAATAGCCTTGTCGGGTGTTCATCACCCCTAATGTTGGAGACTTTCACTTCCAAATATCAGCTATATGGATTAATTTGAATCTTTAACAAACTGCCGATGATATTTTTAGGTCAAGTGAACGGCTCTGTTCACCATTTTGTGATGGTTTTGGAGAATTAGTGGGATTTTCCCAATGATTTTTTTCTCCTGTCGTTTGAATCGTAACAAACAGCGTCAAGATTGTAATCATAGAAAGTGACGTGAATATGCGTCTTGTGGTTGAACATGATTACGCTCAGACAAGGTTTTTGACATTCTTCCAGATATATGTTGAAGTCAAGATAGAACGAATCTGGGTGTATCTTGAAATAGTTACGCCCCATACGCTCCGCTTTAATAAGCACCTGCCTGCGGGTGTACATCACCGTGTCGGTTCTTGTCTCGTTGATGATAACGCCTTTATGGATTTCCCGGAGAGAAATCGAATAAATCTGATGTTTTGCCATGTTGTCTTGTTATCAGGTATCTTATTTGCATTTTTACAGATGGGAATGTTTAGATTTCATGGAACAGCCCACCTCTGTAAACCGCTACGAAATAATCACGGTTATGGTTAGCTTTGCAACATTTCTTAGCTATTGAACGAGCCGTTTCTTCATCCTTATAGCTTTTGACTGCGTATCCGGCAGACTTCTTGATTACATAAAACTTTTTCATTTTGTCTTGTTTTTAGGAGTTATTTTATTTCTTATTTGCATTACAAAAATAATACTTATTTATCATATACGCAAACAAAAAATAGTAAAAAATCATCATTTTTCCCTAAAAATAATGGTGCGCATCAAGGACACGCACCACTGATTATGAAAGACTCGTTTATGATGCTCACGCACCACGCCACGCTTAATAAAATATTATTAATATACTAAATAACAGATAATATCTTATATGAGTACCGTGATTTTAATAATGTTACTGAACGGTGCTGTCACCATTTGAAGCCTGCGTATCACCATCCGTCACATCACTTGCCATAGTGACGACAGACTCTGTAACATCGGCGATGACAGACCATGCTCCGTTTACAAGGGCGTAGCACTTCCCGTCATTCAATGGGATTGCGGGTATGGTATCGAGCTTATTTTTCATGGAGGTCACGGCTGTGACAAGTTGAGACACCTGCTCGGCAAGGGGATTGACAACGGAGCGATTCACAAAGTTACTTGTGTCGGGAATCTCTGATTTCTTGGCATAGGTCTTTTCTGCATCCGCAGTCTTGGTGTAAGGGGTCAGGTCAATACTCGGAGAGAATTTGCCGAGCATTTCCCATTTGCCGCCGACATACAGATATTCCACATACTCATTGCTGCCCGGATCTCCTTCGGGGTCAGGGATGAGATATATCTTGTTTTCGATGTCGGATGTAGGCAATGTATCCACCACTTTGAAAGGTGAAACGTCAAGTGTGGATTTTATCTTATTGTCGGGCGTTATCTCGATACCGAATCCGGCTGTGAGTTTATTTTGCTTGCCCTCTACGGCAGACTGAGTAGCGAGTCCATCACGGATGAAAGATTTGAGCAACGATACAAGAAGGGCACCGTTACCGTTGTCTTTGGCAAAAGGTAGTATTTCCCGGCCGTCAAGCTCTGTTGCCAAAACAAGCTGACTAATTGGTAAATCTTGATTTTCCATATTGAATGTTTTAATTATTGTTTTCGAGTTTCAGTTTACCACCGGACTCAAGCAGCATTTGACCCCCGTTTTCAAGGCTCACTGCACGAATCGGTTGTTTTGGAGCCGGTGGAAAAACTTTGGTTCCTTCCTTCTCCAAGAGAATACGACCACCATCTTCAAGAAGAAAATGGAATCCGTTTTCAAGAGCAAGCGATGGCTTATGATTCCTGCGGGTGTTTCCCTCTCTGCAGAAACTAAGGCGAGTCTTCCCAAGCATGATACTTCGGGGAAGACGAACCTTGACGAGTTCCACAATATGAATCAGAACCTTTTTCATAAGCCAACAATTTTTGCGCCGGTCACCTCCACGAATGAGACGATGGTAATTTCGATGCCATCCGGGACATCTATCTCGAAGATTACATCCTTTTCCATATCGGAACCCAAATCCTGAAGAATCTGCTTCTCCAGACCGTCTATGTTGCCATATACAAGAAGGGGGCCCTTGGAGGAACGGTTAATTTGTACTGCCATGCGGTTGCCGGAGGATGTGCATGATGCTTCCCATTTATTCGGGGTGCTTTGAGTGAAGTTGAGAGTCGTTGCCATTGTCGTTTGTTTTTGGGGTTATGTTCAAGATACGATCCACCGCATCAATAAATGCAGGTGAACATAGTTTCGAGGATTTTTTTATAAGGATTAATTCCTTGTCATCATAGAACGTGGGGCCTTCGGAATTGTAAATCTTCAGGGCAAGTGCATGGGCTTCAATGCCGTTACCCATGTTATAAATTACATCCGCGAACTGTGTGCGGAGGTCACAGATGCTACATGTTGTATGAGCTATGTCTGTGAAGATTTCGATTCTTGAAAAGTCAATATTCATGTTTTTATGATTTAATGATTTATTACCATTCTCTGGGGCATTTGTGTTGGACCCATACGCCATGATAAGTCGTACTGCCGATGGTGACTTGCAATGCTCTGTGATAAACGAGAATCATTGCGTCACCCTCACTCTTGATCTGCATAGGGTCCGATGGAGTATTGTAGGTGTTATTGTCATTCAATATGACTGACCTGCCGAAAGTATTGGTAAAACCAGTATATGATGAGTTTGCCACAAGACGGTATGTGGTTCCCGGATATACCTTGATCACATTACCGTTGTTATTCCCTCTTTTGATAAAGATGATATGTCCGTCATCATAGTGCTCCATTGTGGGGAGAGTGAGCCTGACTTCCCTTGTTTCCGTGCTATAGCCGGCAGGTGAGCCATTGGAATTGGTGGCTGAAGCCCTGTACTTATATTCGGTTACGGCGAGCACACTGTTAACCTCCCTGCCTATTGTTTTTGAAACATAGGTGGGCTTTGTCGCTTGCGTTATGTTATCCAACCCCACAAACATGGTTTTAAGAGCAAGACCCTGGACACAGCCTCCTTCTATTGCAAGAGCGATGTTGTCCTGTGACGCACCTTTGGCAGACATTATGACACCATAATTTGTGTCACCCCAATAATCGGCATTCTCATTATTCTGGAAGCGGGCGATTGCTCTCAATCCTCCAAGTGAAGATGGAAGTATATTGCCACCGATTGCAGCGACGACATTTCTCTCATCATTCCTTATGATTATCGCAGCGTCATTATCAAACCCTGCATTTGTAATCATAGATCCGCTTATTTTGAATCCGGCGATAGTCCCGTCTGTAGCATAGATTGTTCCAGTGATGTTAGCTTTGGTCGCAACCAGTGCTCCATTCACATCGACACGGAACGGTGCATTGTCAGGAGTGGATGAACCCGCCCAAATTCTGATATTCTTTCCGCTGTTGGAGCCTGACAGACCCGCTGTAATCACACCTTCATCATTCTCAATGAGCAGTTGGTTGGACTGCATCAGCGTGATAATGGCATCATCTGCCATAAGGAACGGTGTGTAGGTAGGTTCAAGGCTATTCAACGGCTCCCAATACTCCAACCAAGATTCAGTGCCATCGCTCGTCAACTGCGGAGCATTGGATGAATTGGAAATATGGGTCTTTTTGCATCGGAACCACTTGGCTTTAGAAGCGAATATCGAACTGTTGGTCATGAGATAAACAAGGTCTATGTATCTCAATCCGTCAGTTTTGATGGTACTATCGTTACGATACTGGAAACCTGTGGCGAATCTGGAACGGCGATATATGCAGCCTTGAATTCCTTGCTCTCCATCGTCTCCGTCATTGCCGTCAATGACAACGGGAATAGATACACGGTCAAGACATACACCGGTGCCTACCGCTTCATTGCCGACCGAACCGTTCATATATAATTCAATCTCAACCGAGCGAGCATAGCCGCTAACGGAAATCGTTGCTCCATTAGACAGCTTCTTCCATGACATTGCCAAATTGTTTGTGTATGTGCATTTATACCTCACAAACATGGTAGTGACCTCTCCCGCTGTACCTGAGCCAATCTGTCGCATGACCTTGCATGTGACTCCGGAGGGCTGGAATACGCCTGTCTTGCTCTTGCTTATACTTGTGACCGATGGCACAAGCCAATACCTTACGGCATCTTCTCCATCGTCTCCGTTATTGCCGTCTTTTCCAGGGTCTCCTTTTTGACCATATACGCAGATAATATGGGGAGCGGTTACGGTTGTCGAGTCGTCATCATAGGTGATAATTTCATAATTCCACAAATAACGCTTATCCGGAGTCGGTGACTGAATACCCGTGGTCCATCCTACAGTGCTCGTAGTAACACCGCTTGAAGCAGTAGTCGCAAGGTAGTAGTTTGTCACAGACTTAATGCCACGACCATAGACGCCAATCAGCGAAGCCGGAGTCTTTATCGTGGTTCCGTCTGTAAGAACTATCTCCTCATAGTTCCACAGATATTTATATGTATCCGTAAGCTGGGGAACGGTATTGAGCTGCCATCCAGAATCAGTGTTCTTTACGCCTGTATTCTTCGTGCTTCTCAAATACCATTCCTTGACACTGGAGACACCCTTTCCGTCAGCGACAATAGATACCGTTTCGGAAGCAACCTGCACCTGGGAGACATCAAGCATGAACTTAATCCAAGCCATTGTGCTGGTTACTTTTATTCCGGATGACCCATATGCGCTGCGGGTGGTCATCGAACCGTCATTGTAGCCTATCTGATAATAAAGAATACCCTCCGAAGTGACGACGGGTGCGGAATCTCCGCTTTGTTTACGCTTCTCGCAGGTCACGGTATTAGGGTACATGGTCCCGTCCTGCGCCCGTTTTACTTGTGTGGCAGAGGGTATGACCCAGTAGCGGACGGCATCCGATCCATCGGTGCCGTCCTGCGCTCTGCGTCTTACCGTGATATGTCCTTGCGCCGAAGGCATCCTGTTAACCGTTTACCATTTCGACAACTGCGGAAGCGACTTCCTTGGCACGTTTTCTCCATGCCTGGAAATTGGCATATTCCGTGAGATATTCATCGCGCTTGTCAGGGTCAAGGCTGCTGTTGGAATCTTTTGATTCGATGTAGTTTGCCTGAAGAGCCTGAACATCGTCCGCTGTGTATCTGTCATTCACGATTGCGCTGACGATATCGGCATAAGTACGACCTTCCACATCTACATTCTCGCAGACATACTGGTCGGGGCGCGGAGCCTCGCACATAGTCTCAGGTTCATTCTCGCTGATTACGGGAGTGTAGGGCTTGATGTCAAAATAAACACGGAGAATAGTGGCTTCCTCACGGCAGATAATCCCGTTATCGGGAACTACTGCAAAATCATTGTAACTTATCATATCGGGTTGAATTTATGGATTATTCGAAATAGAAGTCGTAGCGCCCTTTCTCGATGGGTTTCTTAAGAACCTGTGTCGTGATAGGCAAAAGGTTGAGTTCGGAAGCCTGTTTAAGCATGGACTTGATTGTGAAAGAATTTGTGATTACCTTTTTCTCGACACCCTCATGGAGAATCTTTATAACGGTTCTCCCTTTGCCATACTGCGTATCTACATTGCTTTCATACTCCAGGACTGTTATTTCGTCCTTGACGATTTCTTCAAGCGATACCTTCTCTACATCAAAGAACTTTTTTCCGTCCTTCGTCTCGATGCGTCCGCTTATACCATGATCTGCAAAACTCATGTCATTATTTGTTATTACGTTCCACAAGTGGCGGCAATCGCCCCATTTACACCATCCCCAATAGGAGGCAAGGACTTCTCTCCGCCGTTTCTTACTCTTAATTCTTTTTGCTTTTCTGGCGAAATTCTGTTTGATGGACTTTCGCATACGGACATTGCCGGGCATGAAGCAATACCCGAGATAGTCAAGCATCCTCCCGACCTTTACCGCGTTGCCGTTTACGTTTTTTCCTTTTTCTTTTCCCATCTTCACTTAATCTCGCCAATGGTGCAAGTTCCAGACTTGATTTCACTACGAGCCCGGTTATAGTTTCCGTCAGGAATATGAACTCGCGCATGTGCCGACGAGCCTCGCCTTTTGTCCTGGCGAAGCCTGTGGTGTCGTCGCTGTATCGAAAGTAGCCTTTCAATCTGTTCACCTCCTTCATGTAATGGTCTATCCCCGTAAGACCGAAGTTGCCGAGAGGCTGGCTTATATAGGCACCAATCGGCACACCTCTTTTTCCGTAGTGCTTCTTCTTCAAGCAATTCCTCGATTAAATCCGAGCTTACATAGCTGAATAGAGAGATTGAGACAAGAATTATGAATGCGGCATCCTTGACTTTGCTTTCAAGACCCGCACGGATTACCTCGTGAGGGATGCTCTGGTAGTATTTCTTGAAATCGGTCTTCCATATCCACCGGTAATTAGGATTGAGTCGAATGAATTTCTTTATGCGCTTCACTCCGAAATGCAAACCCTTTCCCTTGATACATGCAAATGTATCCATGATAAGACTGCTATACAGACGTTCACCAAGGACAATCATAATGTCATGATGCAATATGCGCCATGGAAAATATCTCTGTTTCGCAATCTCACGGATTTTGCCGGCATCTGTCTTACGTTCCATGATTACATAATGTGCCGGAGGAAACTGCAATGTTAAAATCATCTTCTGCAAAAGACGCAAGTCTTTTTCCGCACGTTGGTTATGGCGACGTATGCCACGATTTTCTTTAAGCTTGCCCGCCTGGGCTTCTGCATCCGCTTTTCGCAGATTTAACATGAGCGCAAGCCTATCCACCACATAGCCTTCACGTTTAGGGCGTTTGCCTCCACGTTCTGCTATACGGCGCTCGTAATTATCGACACGAAGTTGCAAGACTCTGTCGATTTCTTCATCCGGAAGCGACTGCCAGTCTATTTCCCGGACATTGAGCTTTAAATATTCTTCGTCTGTCATGTCAATCGAAGCGTGACTATTGAAAAATCCAATGAATTAAATGCCAAACTAAAGTATCTTTTCAGATGGTTTCATAAACATTCACGAGGTTCTAAGCGTGGTGCTTGCTTGAATGTCCTGCCCGGAGGTTTCGATGGTATAGCCACTACTAATTCCGCTTGTCCGCTGCAAGAATCATTATGATATTATGCGGACCTTATCGCATACGAGATTTTCTGACATCGCAGTATGAATACTGCTACTCCGCACAGATCGAAACGAGTTAGATGCGGGGTCAAGGCTCGGGGGATTATATGGGATAATACTCTTGTGGAGTATCACACATCAAGTTTGGCGAGAGCCGATGTTCGCGTTCGAGTTCGACCAAGCGTTATTCGAGTTCGCATAAGCGAGACCGCAATGCGAGCCGTTATTCGCGTTGCCGCCCCAAAGCAGCAGCTCGTCCCCCTCTACCTACCGGTCACGCCTGTCGGCACTCGCCCCGTTCCGTTTCCGCTGTCCGTTTTTCGTTTTCCGTGAACAGACAGCCGGAACGGGGAGGCAACCGGATTTGAGGATTTTTCAGTTTGTCAAAGTTCTCTGTTCAGCCGTTGGCACGGCTGGTTAATACTTTTGTTAATTCACTCTTTTTAAGCCACAGAAGCGGCAAGTTCTTTTCCTGACATAAAGGTCAACTGGCCATAATAAGCAAGGCGAGAGCCGACGCCCGCGTTCGAGGACGACCAAGCGTTATACGAGTGCGCATAAGCGAGACCGCAACGCGAGCCGTTACTCGCGTTGCCGCCCCAAAGCAGCACTTGACCAGTAGTGTTAGACCAGAAGTAGTCACCCCAATAGCTTGTAGAACCACCTCCCGTAAGTTTACAGAAGATGTCAAGGTTTTCTCCGAGAATAAGCTCACGAATCCAACCCGAAGCCGTAGATCGTTGTAACTGACGATAATTGCCTACCGGATGAGTTGATAGTTCTGCCGCAGTTGGCATCCTGTTACCTTCATACAAGTATATCTCATTGCCTTGCTGTGCGGCATTGTCAGAACTACCGAAATAAACGCCCTGAACAAACTGCCAAAACCAGTTGTACCAGTCCTCGACACCGAAAAGGTTTACACGGGATGCATTCGTGCCTGCCGCAACACTTGCTGAAATCTGAGTAAGAGGTATAGAACCGCAAGCATCGCCAAGACTCTTTGTAGCTCCCGTTTTGAGATTTGCGGCGGATGCAACGAAGTAATCCCAACCCATTTCGGTTGAGCCTCCGACACCGTAACCGAGCTGTGACTGGATATTGGGGTTGCCATACTTGGAAAGTCCCATATAAAGGAGAAACTCGCAATGGTCGTTATTGATAATACCCCATGACTTGCCATTGATCTGGGCTGCATTCCAAAACCAGTCAATCGTATGGGATGCTGTCGGAGTCAGTCCGGAACGAGATACCAGGGCATTGCTCACAATAGAGCCCAGATAAGCACCCATACAGATGTATTCATCGTTATGGCAGTTGCCAAGATACTTGCCACCGATAGGAAGCATAGAGAACCACGCATAGGTAACACCCGAAGCAGATTCGGTTTTGCCTACATAATAAAGGCGGGGAGCAATCACCATCACATGACCCTTTGATTCATCAAGGGTAGTGCCGTCGGCGAATATTCCGGAGTTTGTAGCCGAGAGTTTGGCAGCTTTACCGTCATTGGTCACGAGATAACGACCAGCCATTGAAGCGTATTCGGCAAACATACCAACATTACCGATTACACCCCATGCCTGTGATGTCTGATTCTGTTTACAAGGGACACCCCAAGCTACCTGACGGAGAAGCTGCTCATCACCAGTGTTGATGACATTCATGAGGTCATCAATAGTGATTCGTCTGATTGAGCCACCGATTTCGACCAATACGGCATTGGTGCGTAGTGCCGAGGTCACCAAGGTGGCTGTTCCGAGATTCTTTTTAGCCATTGAAAATTGTATTAATGTTGTTAATTAAATGTTACTTCTGCATGAACTTCTACATCATTCTGCTCTCCAGTATTCGGGTCGTCAGTATCTGATGTTGTGATTGTGATGGTATTGGTTGAAACACGACGTTTCTCCGACCAATTTTTCTTCTCCATAACTCGCAAGCTCCACACCGCTCCTTGCGGACTGACTACGGTGTTAGTACGCATATTGACAACCGACGCCGAAACATTCACGGGATTGCCCGGAGCCACCTCCTTGTTTGAAGATGTAATCGCAAGCTGGACCTGGAATTCATCAAGAGTGTCAATAATGCGGACTCCGGCACGGAAAAGAGGTGTATTGGAAGCGCTGTCTTTGAAAAACTCAGCAATGAAAAGCTGTGTTCCATCAACATCATTGCGTCCGACCGTGATTGTTTTCTTGCCATTCTGAGTTGACCAGAGGGTATCATCTTTATACCACTTGACATAATATGATGTTATCTCATCGGCAGCAAGCATGAGCCGGGTGTTAAGGGTACAGCTTGTAACTTCAGCGGTTAGCTGTTCGGTCGATGCAATGATAAAACCGAGATAGCCGTTAGCTCCCACGGTCTGAATGAGGATATCAATAGATTTGCTGAGATTATACTCAACACCGCTGATTGTAGCAACACATTCATACACGAGAGTGTCATTGGCGCAGTTTATCTTGCTTGCAAGGTTCTGAACAATTTTGAGCGCCCCTGTCGCTACGTTCAGCATGAATTTACCTGTTGAGTCTGCCTTCCAACCATCTGTTTCTGCTCCGTTGAAATTAAGGGTTACACCGTTATATTTCCATGTATGGAATGAAAGGTCAACTGCGTTGCCACGGGAAGATGTGACCTTGGGGGTGATTATAGGCTGGTTGGCAGGGACAGACCAGTCTGGACTCGGCACACCAGTTTTTTCATCCACACCTTGAAATAAGGGAACACCGTTTGTAATCTCAAGAGATATGAAAAAGTTATCTCCGTTACGAAGTCGTTTGATAGTAATACTACCCTGTGCGCTGTAAGTGCTCATTTTGTTTCCTAATTAGAATTGTTCATAATCATTTTTGCTTCGGTGATTGACGAAATGCAACCGCCTAATAATTCAGCTCGCTCAGCAAGAGAACCACTCATAGCCGGATTGTTAATCACCTCCTTTTCATTCAAGCAGATCAGATTCCCCCTAACGGTATGACCTATCTCGGAGAAGCCCCAATCCTTGGCTTTTTCTTTATTGGCAATTATGTATTCCATCACTTCACGATTAATTGAATATAAAGTCGGTTCCTGTCTCATCGGTGTAAATATCACCGTTCTCATCTGTGGCGACACTATGTGACTCCTTGTGCTCGGCTTCAACATAGACATCAATCCAATCATTGGTATAATTGTCGCCTATGCCCGTAGAGGAAAGCATGAACACTGTTCTCTGCCCCTCGTTATGAACTTTGCCCTTTATAGCTTCGGTATCGGTTTTCCAAATCATGCGGAGCATCACTTCGGGAAATTCGACAATATTACCGTCACAATCAACCATGGCAACATCCGTGCGGTCAATATCTGAGGGACTTATCGCTATACCGTTTGTCGGTCTAATAGAAAAGGCTTGATAGACTCTGTTTACCGAAAACTGAATTTGTGCGGCTTCTCTATTATCAGCAATCACCTTAACCAAATAATCCGCTTTAATAAGAAGGCGCAGATCGAGAACTATATGTGAGTTATCAAATGCAATAACTTCGTCATCGGTAAGAGTCAAATCGGTAAGAGTCAAATCGGCATTTACATGATAGTATTTGAGAGTAAATCCGGAGGTCACAAGATTTTCACCACGGAACACTGACACCGGGATATCACGGATATATGCATTTTCATCAGTCGCGCTGTTCTGGGCAGCACTGCTTGCTGTTATTATGCCATGAGCAACCTTGTAGTCATAGACAGCTAATTTGTCTTTGAATACGTCGTATTGAATAATCTGGGAATCACCAATGCCAACCGTATATTGGTCCTGGCTCTTGACGGAGCTTGACAGAACGACCGGGTCGGTTTCTATTGGGTAGTTTATGCCTGTTCGCTTATCAACAAGCACAGCTGTGAACACCAAAGAGATTCTTTCATTTGGCGTGAGATTACGCTTGATTGTAAGGGAACCCCTTGTCGAACCGACAGTTCCTATTTCATATTTGCCTTTCCAAGCGTCAACGGTTGTAATATCCACCCCGTCAGACAGCCATTTCATATCGGCAAGATAGCTGTTTGAATGGGGCTCAGGCCAGGAGCCATCGGAAGCATTTGCTACAACCTGCGGTAGAATGACGGTGGGGGTCAGAGTCCTGTCCGGCTCATACTGATTGTTCAGGGTATTGCATACCTGCACTAATGGGCTGTTAGGAGTGATACAAACCATTGACACCGCAACATCGAGCGGGGCAAATTCAAGCCTTATTCGTTTTTTTCCTGATTCCATGTTAAATCGTTAATTGTTGTTCTGCCGGAGGTCCGTCAGTAATTTCTGCCTTGAATGTAAATAGAGTACTTATCACGAACTGATTTGTTCCCAAGTCGTTCTCTGTTGCCGTGAAACATATCTCTATTGTGCCATCAAAATTCTGGGCTTTGGCTGCGTTGTTCCAGGCTTCATCTTCCAAAGGGTCTCCCGTATCTCGTGTGACAGTCCAGTTTATTACACGGTCTGTGATGTCTTCCCATCCTCGGAATACTCGACACGTTACCGTCTTGCTTTCTCCGTAGGCAAGGAATGGGTCACCCTGTAAATCAATCTCCATTCTCGGAAACAGAGCTTTCATCTGTTCCAGAGTGCCTATCATATAGATATTGTTCAGATATGCTGAATATCCGGTCATATCCATACCGAAAGCGGATAGATTGCTCAGGTCACCGAATTGTGCTGCGATATTCTTAGCAGTGAATTCCCAATCATCTACATTCTGAAGATATCGTTCATATGTTCGGGTAGAGTAACGCGCGGTCTGTCGGTCTTTATTTGAGAAGTTACCGTATCCCACGAAGTGCATTGCTTCCACCGGGTGAAACGAGTGCATCCAATTAGCCGAAATTGGTCTGAGCACATATCGGAATACCGAATTATTGCCTTGGTTAAGAATCTCGGTTATTCGGAAATAGACTGAATAGAATCCGGCGAAACGGAAATTGCCTATGCCATCATCATAGTTTACACTTGAATTAGTAGCGGTTCTGACTTCATTGTGGAAGATACCCATGCAGATGTCATCGACCGCGACTGTGCCGATTTCTCCATCTTCAAGGTGAAGCGTGATGGTACCGGTCATAAGTTCGTTGCCATCACTATCTTTGTCCGGCACACATTTAAGAACTATACCGCCTCCCGGGGCTCTCCATTTGTTACCTACTTCTATGCTGACACGGTTGTATCTGAGTTCCGGGACTTCGAGGAATCTGTGCAGGATAAGGCTTTGCAACTCTCCGTCACCATTGCCGTTAATCCTGCCACCCTGACCCATAATACCGGGAATGAAATTCCCGAATTCAACGCCCTCAAGGAATGTAATCAGCTTCTGAGCGGTATCGGGGTCTATCTTGCTGAGGAAATATTCCTCAAAAGCTTCGATGATGTCGTGAAACATCTTGCCGACACGTTCAGCGGTATTGTGCCCCTCAAGCGTCTCATGACGTATCTGGGAGGCATCACCTAAAAGCTGTTGCTTGTTTATTAAGGGCATAAAGGATAGATATTAACCGATTTTACGAATGGTTATCCCGCCGGTACTCGGGCGATTTGACTTCTGGCTCTGAATAAGACCTTTGCTTTTACAGAAGCTGACACATTCGTTCAGATAGTAATTTGCCACTTCCAGAGTATTGTTGTAGCAATCAGAACGCTCTTTTGACGAAATATGGCTGGGGGAGAAGTCATCTTCTTTGAAGACGGTGCCGAAACGTGTAGCCTGGAAATCCCCAGACATGAGGTTCTGGGCGTAAACGAAATATGCGATGGCTGATTTAAGACCCACAAAAGAGCATATTTCCCCTTTTGAATCGGTATAAGAACCACCCATGAGAAGCGTTTTGTAATCTTCGTTGGTTTCTCCATTTTTGAGCAAATCCATAAAAAGAGCTTCACCAAGCACCGGCTTGATGTTCATGAATTCGACCTCGGTAATGTAAGTGAGAATCTTACCGTCATCGACCTTGCCTGACATCGGACGACCCAACGTCATGGCTTCTTTAGGCGTTATTAGATGTTTCATTATCTGAATTGCTGATATAAAGAAGTGGTTGAATCTCGTAATTGTCACTGCTGTTCGCAACCTCAAACCAATGGTCAAAAATCTTTTTTATAATTCTTGATATGGCTCGACGTTCATTGCCCACATAAGAGTTGTAATACTCATAAGCCTCCGATGTGGTCTTTCCGCTAAAACCCTGCTTTCCTGTACGGATGCTATAAAATGGCTCCTGTCCGAAAGCGGCATAGATACGCTCTATGGTGCTTGCTTCCGTGCAAGTGAATTTTGAATCGTAGTTTGTGCCTTCAACGGGTATGAAATCCGGTTTGTCCTCATCCGACTGGAGTGTAATGTCCATTATAGAACAGCAATTCACATCGCCTTGGAATATGTCTATATTCTTTGCGAAATCATAGCTATCATCATCCTCTTTGTTTACGGGCTTGCCATCATCGTCAATGTTGATAGCGCTGCCTTTCTTGTGTACGAACATACCCGCAAGGAGGAAATTATTTCTCGTATTGCGGTATTTCACGTTGTCAAGTCCCTCATCTGTCGAGAGGGCTGTCACAATCTTGTCGTATTTAGGTTTAGGATATTGGAAGCGACCGGACATAGAAAACCACAATATCTGACCTTTGTAGTTCTCTATGCCACCAGCCGATTCTATTTGAGCCATTACGACTCTCGGATCAGGATTGAACGGGAATATTTTGGTGACGTTATCCTTATCAACATACACCTTTTTGCCTTTGCGTGTCTTTTGACCGCTCCAGTCAGGATGCACATTGATATAAGCGACCCTGCCACTGTCATCTTCTTCCTCAAGGCGGCAATTCTGGAACGGAACGTGCTGGAGCTCTACAATCTCACAAGCGAGATTGTAATTGACATGGAGTGCGATTCCATTGAATCGAGCCAAGTCTTGCGCCATAAGATGAAGAATGTCATCGACAGTATCACCCCTGCGATTGCACTCATATTCTGAGAAAGACTGATTATCTACTCCATTTCCCTCTATGAAGTTTTGGAAACGCTCAAGGCACGACAAACCGGTAGCGCTGTTTTCCACAATATCCAAAATTCGCTGGGGATAGAGGTTGTCAGTCCCGTAAGTTTGAATATTGAGGTCGCTTTTATAGGCATTGACAAGCCTTTTGGACGGGCGTATTACACTATTAGCATTCATGTGGGAAATGAGTTATTAAAGGATTTTATTCGGCGGAATCTGATTCTTTTGCTTCACCGTTTTTGAGGCGGGTATTTGCAGATTTAAGAGCACGGTTCTCATTTTTGAGAGTAGAAATGTCTGATTTCAGACTTTCGTTCTCGTTTTTGAGTGTGTCATTCTCTGCACGGAGATTTTCAAGCTCAAGGTTGAGATTGTCGATTTCCTGCGTGTCAACTTCAACGGAGGGTGCGTTGAGCTGTGAGTCCAGGTCGGATTTAATCTTGTCGATTTCCTCCACCAATGAACGGTTCTTTTCCCGCTCATCAGCCAACTGCTTCTCAGTTGCAGTCAACTTGTCAGTCAAAGCAGAAATTACTTCGTTGCTTGAATTTGTGTTCGAATCAGAATCTGCCGAAGTGCCTGTCATGCGAGCTGCTACACGGGTTTCCCAATCGCTGGGGAGGTCGGAGAACATACGTTTGTTGTCAGAGTTGAGTCCGAGGTATTTCTCTGCAACCTCATCCGTAAGGTTGGGATTGGTATATACGGCAGACTTGCCGAAAAACTGGATAACGACACCTGGTTTAAGTCTGTAATTACATTTCTGAGGCATTGCTTTTGTCTTTTTGAGGTGATTAACTATTAAAATGAAAGCATCCCGATAGCAGTCACTACACCCTCTATTGGTGATGACCTTGCCAAAGAGTTCATAGTGAAGACTATCGAGATACGATCTGTCAAGAGACGAGAAGCCGTCATCGAAACGGCTCCTCATACTCTTTAGGTTCGACATTACTTCGTCATAGTCCATTGTCCTTTGACGTTAGCTTCCGGAAACAAGCGAGGCAAGAGCCGCACGGGTAGCAGTGATGGACTCACCAAAGAGGAAAATACCGCTTCGTGGAGCGTTTGTTTCCTCCAGAGTTGCGGACCAACCGCCGTCCGTTTCCTCCGAATATTTGTCATCAGCAAGTGCTGTCGCTGACAGACCCTGCTCAAGACCGTAAATCTCGAAGGTGTTTTTGTGATCTTTGCCGGCAAACTTGTTTTCAAGAATGATTATAAACTGACCGTTGGCGAGCTGGTCAATGATGTTGTGGGAAACATCAGGACCATTGTCAAGGATTACAAGGTTGACTGTCTTGGTGAACTTGTTGCGGTAAGTGCCCGCCACCATAGCTTTGTTTGTGCCGGTAAACGGTGTCTTACCGGGAACAAACATGCGGTAGGCTTTCTTGCCGGTTTTAAGTGCAAGAGTCTTGACGATGTTGGGATTTGTCTCGTCAAAGACCAGTGCGTCAAAGTCTATATCATCAAAGTTTATGATATAGCCATTGTTTTTAAGACCGGCGACAGAAGGATTTTCGCAAGAAGCACTCAGGTCGGCAGCCAACTTGAAATCACAAGTTTGAGTTGTTGTTGATGGCATTGCTTGACCTCCTTTCTTTACATAGCCAGATGAGTAAGCGCATCCTCACCAACGAGGGCACCGATATTCGACTGGGCGAAGATATAATTCATGCGGTCTTTATTGTCGAATGTGACATCGAGGTCAGCAACACGCTGGGTGTCTTCAGTTCCGACAAAAAGGTTATTCGGCGTAGAGATAAGCGCACGGTAAGGAGCGTTGAGCTTGGTGCCGTCGTTCTCAAACTTCTTGATGAGGCGGTCCCAAACGTCAAGGACAATGATAGAATGACCGTCATACTCAGAAAGCTTGATGCCCGAAGCAACCTGCTCCACTTCGAGGTGGAGATTCTGGACCTTCTTGACGTCGTTACGGAGAGCTTTGAAAAGGCTGTTCGTCATATAGATTGCAGCCTGAGTGTCATCGAAGATGCGAGAGTCGCAGTCAGAAAGCATATCGTCAACAATGCCGATAGCGACACCGGGGACGCGGATTGCTTCTTTCTGCTTGATGTATGTCGTTTCTTCGTTGGCGGCAATCTTTGTAAACTGACCGGGGTTGTCGGCAGAGATTGCTTTGAGCTGCTTGAACAGACCGTCACACATGTTGAAGAGTTCGATGTTCACACCATCGGTGATAATACCGCTGTCAGCGATGTTCTTTGCGTCAGTATCGCCAAACCATACAATACGCCAGAACATTTCGATGATTGCTTTTTCAAGCAGAGGCATAAGAACATGATCCCAATAAGGAGTGTTCTGAAGGTCACCGATTTCGGTGCCGCTGTTCATGCCATATTTGGCAAGGGTGTTTTCGAGCTCTGCGTAACAGAGTTCTTCGGCAATCTGCCACGGACCGAGTGCCCATGACTTTTCAGTACCGATAACGACCGGCTTCTCGTATGTCGGTTTACAGCCGCTGCGGTTTTTACCCACATCGCCGATTGAGTGAACGCGACCGAGTTTCTTGCCGTTCACTACGCCCGTTTCCGAGCTTACTACAAGCTCGATGTCGGGGTCGTTGTACATGGTGTCATGTAAGAGCTCACGAAGGTCTCTTATCGCACCATTGTCAACGGTAAATTTATCAAAAGGTATAGCCATTGTGAAAATTGTTTAAGAGTTGATTACTTTCTGGCAGCGCGTTTGTTTGCTGCTTTTTCACGGCGCTCACGGAGTGCCTTCTGTGTGGGGGTCTCGCTTGCGCCGGAACCACCATTGTTACCTTCGGTAAAGCGGCGGTTCTGCGGAGTGAATGTCGAGGACATACCGAGGACCTTATCGATCCATGCACGACCACCGGCTTTACTTGCTTTGGCGAGAATGTAGTTTTCATCAGCGGAAAGCACACGAGCGCCTTTGAGGGCTTCGAGCTTGTTCTCAAGCTCTTCCTTGTCTTTCTCAAGCTGTTCAATCTGGTCCTGCTGCTCGTCAACCTGGTCTTCAAGCTGCTCGACCTTTTCTACAAGCTCGTTCTCGTCAAGGGCATTGGGGTCATCATCGCCATCCTCTGCAGGTACGATTTCGGTAATGACACTGTTTTCCACTTTGACTGTGGTGCCGTCATCCATCACATAAGTGCCGTCGGGATATGCGGTATCACCGACCTGCGGATCGCCATCTTCGCGTTCCACAGTAAACACTGAGCCGTCTGCGGATGTGATTTCCTGGGCTTTCATGTTTGCTACGTCCTCAATCTTGCTGAGTCCGCACATAGCGAGCAGTCGATTGATGACGCCCTGCTCAACTCTTACTTTTGATTTAGCCATTTTTGAATTTGTTTGATTAATTTGAATTGAATTGCGTTTCTTACTTGCGGTGTTGGGTACGAGAGTTTTGGAGATAAAGCCAAGTTCAATCGCCTTTTCAGTGTCTATATAAGTGTCCCGCTTCATGAGGGCGATTAATTCGCTACGGGTGGCTTTGGTGCGCTGAACATAGAGGTTCAGCATTTTGTCCTCTTCCTGGCGTAATTGACGTGCCTGTTCCTGCATCTGGTCCGATATTTTTTCTATTCCGTCTGCTGTTAGCCTACTCGGATAATCGGTATTGCAGAATGGGACAGCCGGATTGTGCACACAGAAATGAGCGTTCTTGTATGCAGTTCTACGCTCAATCGGTGCTGCCAAAAGAATGATGGTCGCCATTGACGAACATTCGCCCTCAACGGTGGTGTAGATGGTTTTCTTTGAGCGGCGAAGTGCGTCATATATAGCCCAACCCTCAACACAATCGCCACCTCGACAATGCAGACGGATATCAATTATCTTGTCGTCTTCAGGTATGGAAGCGATGAACTCTTGGATGTCTTTATAGCACACTCCGTCCAGGCCCTCCCAATTTTGCATCAGGACTTTTTCTTCTTCACCTACGATGTCGTTGTAAATTTTAAGTGTAGCCATTGCGATGTGATTATTGCTACACCAAAGTTATTTAGGAGTCGATGGATAAGTTGATTACTTCGAGGGAATTGCAGTGAACGGAGCGGTTCATTAACCGATGTTGTTAGTTCAGAAATATATTTGTAATTTTGTTCCAAATAATCATTATTTGGTGTTATGGCAAAGGTTATTCATGTTCATTTATACTCCCGACCTCGTGGGGAGCGAAAGGATTACTACTTTTCAAATATATCGGCGATATATACAACATTGTCAGCCGAAGAAGTAGGAATGAAAAAAAGCTCACTGCTCCATGCTGGTTTAACCGGGAACGGGACTGTGATTACAAAGAAAGCCATTGTAAAACAATCACAGCTAATTTCGACCACACGAAAAAAATAGCGACTATGCATCACGCACTGCCGCTATCCAAACCTATGTGGTTACAGTTGTCAAGAAATTGCTATCAACTTGTCAATCTCGTTTTTCAGTGTCAAGAGTAATTCCGGACCATCTTCGTAAAAAGCTTGTCCTTCGGAATATGATCCATCTGAGTAGGTTAGACAAGCGAATGTATTATCTGGTTTGCGGATAGAGAGTCTGGGGTTACCGAAATGCATATCGATTTCGATTTTAGGAGAAGTTTTGCCGGCATCTTTCTCAAAGTCGAACACGGGATAGATGTATTTACAAGCCTTGACTATGACTTTTGACTTGTCTTTAAAGTAGGATGTCACTCCGATATAGTGATTACCCCAAAACTTGTCCTTAATGGCATCGATCTCGAAATCTCCGAGGTCGATATAACCAAGTTCATTAGCATATTTTTTAGCCAATGCTAACATGGCGTCATTGATTTCCATATATATTCAGTTAAAAGTAAAAAGGCCGTTGGGTCTGATACCGCATCCACGCTCGGAGGGCGCAACCTCAGTCCGTGAGAGGACTATTCTCGACCGCTTTCAAATTCTTGGCAATCTCAGGCAACCGCACATTTTCAAAGGGTCTGCACCGAAAATTAAGCGGAGCGCGCTATAATGTATTTTAATATATACTTATTTGTTGGGCGATTGATGAAACATATTCAGTCTCACCACGGTCAATCATGTGCTGGTATTCGTTTACTCGTGATTCAATATCCTTAGAGAATAGTGTATAGCTGGATGACGCTGTGATACATTCAGCTTCAGGGCATATCAGGAAAGCGACAGCAACGCTATCCTTATCTGCCGGACATTGACCTATCAATAGTCCGTTAATATCCCAGAGTTTTCCTTGTGTCTGCATAACAAATTAAAGTGAATACACGGAAAGAGCGAAAGTTGTTTTTCTCAACATCGAAATAGCACATCACGTCATCGTCTGGCTTTACCCTTTTGACTGCGCCAGGGGAAGGAGTATAGTCTATGTCGCATAATGTTCCGACTGCCTTACGGATTGTTCCATCAAGCTTCTTGAAAGTAAACTCCACCTTACCGGTCTGCATTTGGGTATAGATCTTAATTGCCTTCCATGCAAGTTTAAGGGCTTCTGAGAAACAAGATGCTTGTGCCTTCCTTATGATGGCATGGGCTATCTTAAAGAGTTTGGACTTATCTATCTTGGTTGCCATAGTGCTTTTTCTTATTTGCTTTTATAATTTGATTTCTGTATTTTGGAATGAGAATCGTTTTGTCTCGGGGTCAAACTGTATGAGGTATGTACCTTGCAATTCCTTGCTCCAATATTTTGCCCAGTCGATAATATCCGAGCTGTATGCCGTCAGTTCTGTGCCGTTCTCTCTTACGCCCCAATAGAACCGTAAGGTGGAAAAGAAGTTTGCTTCTTCCATTTCATCAAGTTTGGCGGCGATTGTCTGAATGTCTGACAGGGTATCACCTTTGGCATACATACCAAGGTTAGCCACATTATTTCTCATTGTTCCGATGAGCTGGGAAAGTGTCATATTCTCTTTCATATTGTCTTGTATTTTAGGAGTGTTATTTCTTATTTGCATTACAAAAATAACACAATATTATCACCCGTGCAAACTTTTATGGGAGAAAATAATCATTTTTGCAAATTTTCGTTATACTAATTACGCCGAGAAATACGTCATCCAGAAGCGACCATCTTTCAAAGGAAGAAGTATATACCCGTAGAAATAATCTTCAAATTCGCAGCGTTGGCAAACATAGTATGTGAAACATTCATCATCATCTACTTCTTCGGAGAATACTTTTCCTTTGAGTTCCGGAAACTCTTTCTGACTTTCAAGTGAAAGACGATGGTATCGATCCGTAGAACACCATCGGAAGGCAGTGTTCTTTACATCCGGCAAAAGTTCTATGTTGACATATCCAATGTGCTGATTATATAAGTTTGAACCAAAGAACTCATCGGCAACAGATTGGTCGAAGTTACCTTTATAAATTCCGTTTTCCCTGAAGTATTCGAGTGCTTGCTGAAATTTTGCCTTTTCTGCGCGCTCACTTTCTATCAGTTCTTCTATAAGCGTGGAGTCTTCATCCACCAAATCATCTATACTTCTTTCTGACATATTGCATTATATTAAGTTGTTTTTGGAACAAATCTACCTGTTCTTATATCTCTCGGAGTCTTTGAATATTCCCCGGAAGCAAACTTTATTTTACGAGTCGCTGATGTTTTGTTAGCACGAAAAGCATAATCCTCTGAACGGTATTGCTCTGAATGGGAAAGCCCCAATAGCTTTGCTGTGCGCCGAACCCAATCAGGGTTTTCTCCAATAAGCACAGCACAGATGTTGGTTCCCATATTAGCGTAATTCTTCTTCAGGAACGATACTTTTTCCGGATTTCCGAGAATACTATGCCTACATGTCTTTTGACGTAAAGGAAGTTTGTATTTCGTCCGGGCGTATTTACGAATCGTCTCCGGACTCAATCCGAAATACTCAGCCATGCTATCGATGCTTTTACCTTCACGCCACATCTGGCAAAAAAATATCCCGATCACATTCTTGTAAGATTTTCCTCATGTCAATAATGTTTACTATGATATTTCTTGCGTCGCCCGGCATTTAACCATCGATTGTATATGCGTTGAGCTTTGACAAAATTGATACGTCCTAATAGTCGTTGGTCGCAGTAACAAGTTTTGTCATAATACCGGCGACCGTTCTTGTCTTCCACCCATCGCCCGATATAGTATAAGCCATCGCCATATCCCCACTCGTTGAAGATTCCATGAGTATATCTGGCGAGGACTTTCTTTGCAGTTCTCAGTTTCATTAATTACCTCCTTTCGGTATTTTGGATATGAACATTCAATTTTTCAAAGTAAAACACTATCGGTTTATTAACCCGTTCTATCAGTCCATAGGCGAGCGACATTCTGCCTTGAAAAGTTTTACATACGCCTTCGACTTGATTCTCTATTTCCTTGCGAAATAGTTCGACAGTTAACGTCCCTTTGCGGAAATTGCACATACGGCACGATGGAAGGAGATTGTCGAAATCATCTGTACCTCTCTGGTAGCCTCTTTTTTCGACCCATATAGGGCTAACACCTCGCTCAAGTGGTACAACATGATCAACCTGCATATCCTTGTAGGCTATCTCTCGACCGCAATAGGCACAATGCCCTCCGCATTTGTCATAGACTTGCAGACGTACTTTTTTAGAGATAGCCATTATTCTTTCCTCCTTTCACCATTTCCGGGTTGTCATGGATGTTTCCAACCACTTTCATCGTTGGATAATGCCTTAGCATTTCTCCTAATGGACAGGTACCCAATAGAGGTCCTTCAGTATGAGTATGCTCAACAAGGCAGAACGAACCCTGATTTTCATTGAATCTCACTTCGAGTGAGATAGTAGCCACGGAAGGCTCTATAAGAAGGTCGCCCTCATAAATTTCCTGGCGGTTCTTATCAAACAAGCCGGTAAACTGACCTACGGTTTCGGGGGCAACAGCAATGTCATTTATGCAACAACTACCATTATCATATTGCGTAAGATTACCGTAGAACCATTTTTTATCGTGGGTATTGAAACCTCTAAACTTAATTGGACGCATTGTTACCTCCTTTCTCTACCATTTCGAAATAGACATTCTTTTTGTCAGTTCTCGATTTGGAACTGCACTTTTTTATGGGGCAAGGATGATAATAACCGTTATTTCGACTAAAGCAACAGTCATCGCATGTGTTTTCCAGCAAGTATTCTTTTGCCATCACTTTGTAGCCGTTGATTACACCAATACCACCAATAGGAATTTCTTTATTCTTCATTGTATCGGAGGGTTTGAGATTATTACTTTTTTAGCTCGCTGAGGACATTGATTGAGGTAAGCTCCTCTGTTTGAAATGCGGTTTTTTGAATCTTCAATGTTCATATCTGAATAATATTTAAATCAATGTAGAAATCCGCAAATATCGGAATGGTGTAAACCACACGATTGTTCGGCTTCGATGTCTTGTCAACCGTCATATACGGCGGTCTGGAGAAACCGAAGCAATCAATAAGTCGCTCAACCATCTCATCGGCTGATGTGGCGTTTTCAGTCCATGGCATTGCCATTATATCCATGTCGGCATTAAGGCTCCCGTGTAGTCCTAACGCCCATCCGCAATCCATAGCGGCTTGTCGAAAATCATTCCACATGGCTGCGTAAAATGCGGCTCTGCCGTTACAAGTTACTGCTTCTCTATCCTTCATCTGAATAATTCGTTTTAAAGTTAATCTCCTAATTTGTCAAGTAAGGCACCGAATTTGCCTTCAATCCCGTCAAATTCATCTTCGGGCAGATTATGGTCAATTCGGTACAGCGATAGCTCCATCAAAGCTTGATGAGCGAGTTCGCAGACATCTTTCAGGAAGAACTCTACATTTTCTCCATCAATAGACACCTCTGTCTTGGTCTGCGTTGTTGTCTTTATTTCAAGATGTTTCATTTAAAAATATCTTTTTCTGTTGGTTGTAATAATCGCATTTGCCACCCCACCGGCGTAGAAGCTCTGAGCAACGAACACATACGATTCGCTTGCTGGCACCTTTATGGGTCAACTCTATTTCTTCATCGTGGTATTTGCCACACCAACCACCTTTGCCAAAGCAGTGGCAATCTGAATTCTTAGCCATACTCTGTTTAATGATAATCTACAATACCTCTTATTTCCACACATTTTTCAAGCACCGACATGTATTCGGCATACTTGTTTTGCAGATAACCTATCATTGTTGGTAGGATTTTGTCTGCATTATCGCGGAAGTCTTTCAGTAGTTTTTCGGCTATAACATAGTCGAAACATCCCTCATTGTCGGCAAACCAAAGCATTTCAGCAAACGGTACATCAAAAGAGATTTTACCATCACTCATCGCATTGATAGTGGTGTCATAATCCATACCGTACATTGCCAGACAGATACTGTTGCGAAAGTTTCTATTAAAACCTCCACAAGACATATCGAAATGTGGCTCCCTATAATATTCGGCTTCCCAATAACCTTCTTGAAACATTGTCAGATGCTTTATCGGTGCGAAGTCGGGGAGTGTGTAAACATAAGTCCAATCCTCGAAGTCGCTTGGCTCTTTTGTGCCGAGAAATCTAATCGGTTTTCTTACATTGATGTCTAATCCCATAATTATATTGTATTTATAACTCTGCCGCCCTACATGTGGTCAGGTAAGCGTACTTGCCCTTTCGGGCGGTCAGAGTAGATTATTTCTTCTCTTTTGGTTGATAGTCGGGGCATGTGTCACGGTCACAAATCAAAATACACGGTCTTTCATAAGAGTACCGTCTGCTCTTTTTCTTGCGCTCGTTACACAACCAACCTGCATAAAAGTGCTTGCACTCGCTTGGGGTCTGGTTAGTCGGGGTCATAGTCGTCATGTTTTAGAGGACAATCGTCAGCATCGCATTGATTTAGGTATCGACCTCCTATCGATGCTCGCTTGGCAATTATCCCATTCTCGTTATAATCTTCTTCAATCGTTATTACGCTTCCTCTATGACCGAAAGTGCAAAAATGCGATACTCTGAAAGGGCATCCGTATGATTTGTCAGTCCGAATTGTTTTCATAGACTTTGAATTTATCTTCAAGCCAATCGGCTAAACCATCTAATACTTCGGTCTTAAATAAATCACACCAGTCTCCGATGTAGCCAATCAGGATGAAAGGGAATCCAATCACTTGTATCGTTGTTGTCAATATCAAACAGATAGATTTGCGGTATTTCTGTTTCATTCTTCTATTGGTTTATGGGGCGATTCAAATTCAAGATGGTTTCTGAAATTAGTTAACTCGATAATCAGGAAATCAATCTTGCTGATAAACTCCTTGGTTGTGTCGGTATGGCTCTGATGAAGCCGAATTTTTTGATGGCAGTCAGCAATCTCCACGAACACGCAGGGCTGAACTCCATCATCGGAATACTCTATGTCACCGTCAAAACAGACGATGCTTCCCGTTGACGGAGAATCATCAGCATTAAGTTGCGTCACTCGCTTGTAATGAGCTTTTCTTGAATAAGTTTTAGACATTCTTATCACCTCCTTTCAACGATGGTCGGATAAAACGTTTGAAAGGTTCTATCACAGCATCTATCCCGGCGGATAAGGCGCCCTCATAGTTTTTATAGACAATCTCATCTTTGACATCAGTTCGCTGGCTCCATCGCCAAAAATAGCCAATCCGATTACCGATGTTGCTATCGAAGCGAGGACTCACTACAATATCGACTCCATGCACTTCTCGTAACCACTTGGCAGCATGATAAAGGCTGAGAACAGACGTTGTGTGCAATCCGGCTGCTCTCAATAACTCACACTGAGTGGGTGTGCAATATTCAATACTCGTCATCTCGCAAAGAATTTTTGTTACGACCGATATTTTCAGTCAAGAAACAGTCGCCTGCGAATGATGCAAGCACCCACCACCATGAACAGGTTAATCCGAGTGCTTTTGCAATGATAAAAGCTGCTGTAATCATAATTTGAATTATTTAATAGTTTTAAGGGTTGTCAGCAATTCCGGGTTATCATGAATATTACCGATAATCCGTATTTCTCGATGAAAGTCATTCCACCAATCCGGACGTATTCTTTGCCAAGGGTAAATCCAAATCTTGTCTAACTCATCGATATTAGCCATACAGAATGAGGCGTTATCGGTTCGATATTCAATGAGCTTCGGATATTTGCCGTTGACAGCTATGACATCACCGGCGAAAACCTCAACCTTGGAGCCATCTTCCAACCCGATATATTGACCGATAGTGTCACGTTGGACCACGGCTATTTCATCATCAGTGAATGATACGAGTATTTTAGACGTCCTGGGATAGTCGGGGGGTTCAACATCTACCGGACTGCCAAAATATATCAAGCTTCCACCGGCGATATTCAAAAGATCTCCATAAACCCACTCCCCAGTATCGGCGCGCTTGCCCCTGAACTTAATCGGGAAGTATGATGCATCTATGAGTTCCACATCTTTATCATCAAACACCACATAAATACCATTTCCAAAGTCAAGAGTGTATGAGCCATCCGGCAATATTTCCTCGACTCTTGCAATTGAGTTGTCGCTGAAATAAGGTTTGGAATTGCCTATCAACCTGACCTTATCACCGACATTTATTTCTCTGCGATATATCATACAAACTTTAGAATTAAGGCAGTCAATAATCCGACGATGCCGGCAATCCAGTATGTCCGCCAAAGGAGTTTAGCACGGAACATTTTACGATTGGCTGCTTTATGAAGCTTGGCGACATCCCCATAGGTTGTGCTATACCAATCAGTAATGAGAGCTTTAATCTCGGATGCGACCAATTTACGCGACTCACTACGAGCAGAATTGTCATCTTTATATGCATAAAGACTAACTCTATATATTTGGGCTTCTTCAACAATATTCTCGCTCCATCCTTGCAATATACGCAAAGTTATATTGAGATCATGAGCGCTTTGAGCTTCCCACAAGTTTGCGACTCGTTTATTTATCTCCACCTCATTGGCATTAGCTAAAGCTATAGGGTCATTATATTCTTTCTCAGAAAGTATGTAACGCATCTGGGGGATTGACAGTAACCATTTTAGCCATATCAACAAACTTTAGTGATTGTATTTACTGCCATTCTAATCTCATCTATATGCTCATTAATGAACTTGTCAAAAGAGCCAGAACCACCAAATATCTCATCAAGACGTTCCGAGATTTGTCCCATTGGGTTAAGCCATTTATCATTTTCCACGACCTCCTCCGGCTCATATAATGCAATCAAATGAGCATTGCATCCGAAATGAGCAATCATGCCGGCATAAGCAACAAACTTGCTTTCTGCTTCAATTCTGTATAATGAGCTCATGGCTCCGTATTCAAATACCATTTATATTATAAGTTTGTGGGAACGACTATAAACAAATCACTCCCGATTAGTATTATAATTTCTTCCGATAAACTATAGGTGCTATGGGCAAGGCGGATTTCAAGTTAAAGGCGATAAATGTTTCCATTGCCTTATTCATGGGTTCTGAAGACATCTTCCAGTCTTCACTGGTTACCGGCTCACCATTATTAATTTTTGCACTGATATATTTGAGTCCATCAATGACTAATTCAAGAGTAGTTACCATGAAATGCCTGGGCTCATCAGGGCAAAGTTTGGAATCTGGTTTCAATCCAAGCCGACGCATAATTGAGTCCAAACATTCTTCAATTACCTGCAATGGTAGCTTTTCAAATTCAATCTCCACGCAATCTTCATATGGAGTGTCCCAATTTGTAGTAATGTACCAATACAGCTTCCCGTCAATGCCACGATATAAAGCATCCACAAGGATGATATCCAAGTAACGGACACTTCTTGTCAACTGAATATGTGGAACTGTGGAAGTTTGGTCCAACAGCTCACGAGTGTCAAGGAGGCTTTCTGCGATAGCCTGAGCTTGCGAGTATCTTTGAAATTTAATCATTGGATCTTCTTTTATATTCTCCATCTGTATATTCAAAATCATCCCTTAGAATAAGACCGAGGTCAAAACAGAGTTCGTAGGCTTCTGAGGAACATGGTTCTGGAGACCTATCTTCAGTCGTACCGTTGTAGAAGCTGTAACTACCGCAATTATTTACATCATCGCCAAATTCATATTCTATGACCGCCTCCGGAAATTTAGATGCAAGAACCTGCATTAAATCCGGGACACCATTCCAGGCAGTCATAAAGACGATGGTTTGGTCATCAATCCTTTCTGTGTCATAAGAATTCCATTTCGTTCCCCAATACTTCCTTCTCCACTCGTACCAGGTGGGAAAGTGATATTTCATTCGATTGTCATTCGCCTGTCGTCCTAACTGGAGATATTGCTCCAATTTCTCGCTATCTCCCTTGATACTATCATAATGGGGAAACTTGTTATAATTGTAGGGTCTTGGGTCCAAGCCCATTCTTTCATGAACGATAACATAGGCTTCGGCTTCAGCCGTGATTGTACTTTCGGGAATATCAAGTGACTCTGGCATTGGGACTATCTTGTTGAAGTCGATAAGAGTTTTATCGCCCTTTACGAAATCATAGACCTTTGATATGATTTCTTCTGTCCCTGATACGGTCAATCTGTTTAATACGTTATTTGCCATACCTCAAATGTCGTTATAGTGTAGAACTGCACCGTTGTGTAAAGTATGCTCCGCATCTTCATTCAATTCCTGCATGCCAATCCATGAGCCCTTGTGCAAGGCTTTTTTTACCTCATTGTATTTGGCTTCCGCTGTGTCCTTATCGGTTATCAGCTTTTCTATAATGCGATCCTCGACCGGGAGGAACCATGTAAGTTTGTATATTGTCATATCTTTTTCAATCTAAAGTAAATTCATCTTCATATACGAAAATATGCTTGCCGGAGCCACATATCTCTACTTCCCATTTATACATCGTTGGCCAGTATTCCACAAGAATTATATTGGAATAACCCTTGTAAGGCTCATTGAGGGTTGCGGTCTTTCCTTCCATGTCACTGTTCTTTTAAGATTTCTATAAAGGGGAGGTCTGTCTCTATATCTTCGTGGAGCACCACAAAACCTACCAGTGAACGCTCATCCTTTCCGGCATATAAACCGGAGATATAAGCGGTAGCTTCTTCCTCTGTATCGAATTCTTCTTCCCGGTAATCAGCACCATCTTCGATAATTTCACGGAAAGCATCAAGGTCTTCATCATAGATAGCCTGCTCAACAGACTGATCGTTTACGATATAAATTCTATACTTTTCCATGACTTCAGAATGAGGGGTCTATATAGTGACGCTGATAATGGAGCATGAGAACGCAACCATCCTTAACGGGATGTCCTTCCATAACCCATTGACCGTTTCTACGCTTGGTGAAAATATCTTCTTCACCTTCAAGCCCAGGCAGTATGTCATAGTCTCCGGCGTAATAATCCTTACACTTGGTTTCATTGTGTCTTACTGCGATCTTGCGGTCAGAGATAATGCGAGTGACGGTGACTGCTCTATAATCGCTCCAATATACTATTGTACCAGGGAGTCCGACCTTTGGAATAATGCCACGTACTGCTTGAATGAAGCGAGCGTCATGCTCTTTCTTCCACTTATGCTGGAGTTCATAGCGGGCGTTTTTCTGTTCCTCGTTGAATGTGCGCCATTCTTCTTTTGTGAAATCGTATGGATTCTTTTCGGCTTCAACCGATTTCAGAACAGCAAAACTTTCTTCTGTTGTCATTTGTCTTGTTTTTAGGGGTTATCTTAATTCTTATTTGCTTTACAAATATAGTGACTTTTTATCAAATAGCCAAACAAAAATCGTAGAAAATAATCATTTTTACGATTATGCAGTAAAATATAGAGGGAGCCGGATAACCGCCCCCCTTGTCGCAAATAAGACATCCTAACCAGGACATCGGTTGTTAGGCTCGGACACCTCCCTCAAACAGCACTTCCATAGATCCGAAAGGTTGATGTCATTGAGAGCCATTTCGTATTCCGAGAGATCCACAGACTTAATCCATGGAAATTTAGTGAAGGACTCCGAAAGAGTTAGTGGTTCATCCTTTGATAGCTTTAACGCCACTGGCATTACCTTGTGTCCGAAGTCAGCAACAATCATAAAGCCAACGTAGTTTATAACCCCGACCAGGACATCAACCGCAACCGGTGATGAGTTCCCTGACTCCCAAAAGTGATGAACCTCTCGATCATCATTCAACAATCTGTATATTGCAGTGATTATGGAACCAGTAGGTTGTAGCTTGGAAAATACCTCATTAACCGCGCACATCGGACTGACCGCACCGACCAATACAGCTTTTCTGTCTTCTGAGCGCTTCCAACGAGTCAATTTCTGCAATTTGAATGACATATAGGTCTAATATTAGGGGCAAGATAATCCTCGCCCCTGAGTTAAAAGAATAGGTATCTGGGTTATTCTTCGGAGTCGTCACATTCCACCGCTTCGGGACATTCCGGTTCACATTCTGGAGTGCTTGCTTCATGGGCACCCTCTGGAGTTTCATCATCGGGAGTCATTTTCTCACGCTGCTCGGCTATCAGATTTTCGATTGATGCCACGTTCTTCTGATAGGGTTCATCGAGTTTTGACGAGATCTCCGATGCCTGGGGTTCATATCTATCATTCATGACGATTGCAAGCAGGGAAGCAAGGTCCTTAGAGTAGTTGACACTCTGCTCTGACAATGTAGTGCGGATGAACTCACGAATGACAGCCGGGAAATTCTTTTCAAGAATCGGGAAACTTTCTACGATGTTGGCGCTTGCATCGGTGCTTATCCCGAGTGACTTCTTGAAGTCAAAGCCGAAACGCATGAGCATGATGGCAAGAAACACATTTTGCTCATCTTTTGACAGCTCTATGTTGAGTGAGGAATAATCCGATGAGCTGAAGAATTTACGCTGTTCCTCTACTTCGTCCGCAGCACGTTTCTCTTTGATGTCCTCAAGATTGGATTTCAAAGTAGTTATGTCTTTGAGGATCTTGGTTGTGGCACCGAACTGAGTGTCATGCTCTGGCTCTGGAATATTGTAGAGGTATTTCACTTCGCCGGTGAACTTGTTGGCATTGGCAAGCTCAAACACTTTGATTACCGAACCGTCCGCAACATTACTGTCGAACACCGCTTTCACTTTTTCAAAGCTGCTCATGCGCATCTGGTAACTCTCCTTGTCTTTGAATGAGCTTTCCTGGGGTGCGACTGGTTCAATCACATACTCACGTTTGCCGAGCTGTTCAATCTTTAGACCGAATTCTGACGCAAAGTTGAGTATGGTCTTGTCATTGGTGCCGGCGACAATTACTGGCACCCCTGCGGATTTTGCCATGCGGAACAGCGCTTCCCTGTTCTTGGCGACAAACTTTTCACGGTTCATGCATCGGGGACGGTTGGCTTCCTTGAAGTTTTCAGCGTCTGTGGCTGTATTGAACGGACAGCCATCACAAGAACCGAAAGCCGTAAACGTATTGTCGGAAAGCGAGAATCTGGCTTTTGACAGGCTGCACATAACGTGCTCGTCAATCCAATCATGAAGTTTATCCATGCTGAGAATCTTGAAGTCCCACTGAGCGACACACTCCGGAGTGAAGCATGTATCGAAAAGGATTTGCTGGTTTTCCGGAGACAGCTTGCAGATGTCCTGTAGATGAATCAGGCAGAGTGTGCCGGCGTCCATCAGTTTCGCAAACTGAGGAATGATTGATGTGAGCTGTATTCGGCTGATGACAAAGCTATCGCTTTTGCCGAGCATTTTGGAGATCTCTTTGATTTTGTAGCCACCTTCGGTGTAGAGGCGGTTTATGGCAGCAGCTTCTTCGAGAGGCTTGATGTCACGGCGCTGGAGGTTTTCGAGAATCATAAACTCGAAAGCCTTTTTATCCTCAAGGTCGGTTATCTCTGCTTTTATAGTTTCGGCACCGATGAGCTGGCAGGCTCGATAACGACATTCACCACAGACAAGTTCATACTTGATGTCAGGCTTCTTGCCTACCTTGCGTACAACGATAGCCTGTATCAGCCCGTTTTCCTTGATGCTTTCGGCGAGTTCCTGGATATAGGTTTCGTCAAAAGTCTTACGGGGGTTGAGGTTGCTGACTACGATGTCAGACATTTGGATGTTCTTTATTTGCGACATGATTTTAAGATTTTATATTACCATTCATTGTTGATTAAAGCCAATCAAGCTGTTCGGGCTTATTTTTCTTCCAACCTTCAAAGGCGAAAGTATTGATAAGGTTAGCGTAAGAGATAGTCCTGCGTGATTCAGGGATAGGATCTGTATCAACCCACTCAAGATTGATATTGCAAGGCATGATGATTGCAGTGAACATCTGGTTCTTGAACACAGCCGGTCGGGAAGGATCTCCAACATACATTTGCATTGAGGATAATGCCTTGCCCTGCTTGAACACGCTGAGAAGATGGTTAAGCTCTACGATACGCAACGCCACATTCTCAATAAGAACTTCATCTTCGGGGGTAGAGAGGTCGCTTCTGAGATACCATGTGCAAGCTCGGTAGAGTTGTTCAAGGTCGATTGAAACCTTCTTAGGAGGCATCTTTTTCGGAATGACCCGGTCCACATCGGGAAATTTCCCTTGAATCTCCTCTCCCTGGGAGTTTAGAGTAAGACCATCGTGTTTCTCGCTACCTTCATTATACACCACAAGAATTCGGGTGTTTGTAGCATAACAGCGTTCTTTCTCAAAGTGAACGCCTACGAGCAACGGACGAATGGCGTCCTTGCTTGTCACCTGCGAATACATCGCTTGGATAACTTGTTTATTCATTTGTCTAAAGTGTTGGTGTTTAATTTCTTATTTGCATTACAAAAATAATACTTATTTATCATATAGCCAAACTATCGTTGCATAAAATAATCAATTCTGCAAACTTTTACAAGCTGTTAAATGGCTACTGGAATTGCTGATATGTCCTTGAAGTTGGCACGAGAGTCAGAACTTAGTACGCAAGCGATTGCGTCCTCTATAGTCTCGTATTTGCGGAATCCCTGAACACGAATCTTCTCCAACTCATCAACGATAACTGTGCGTACAACATTGGCGCTTGTGCGAATCTTATAGATACGCTTCCATCCTTTTTTGGTCTGCTCGTACTTGGTGTCTTCAAGTTTGAAGTCAGCCATCATTTCTTCTTTTGTACGGAGCATTGAGAGGTTGCTGTCGGTTACGAGGGCATCAATAGCCTGTGATACTTTCTTCGATGTGAATGAAAAACGTTTCATAGCTGTATTATTAGAGAAGTTAGATTCTTATGGGGTTCATTGCGCAATTCAAGTCGAAATGAAGATGTGAAAGACGATTCATCAGCATGGTGAGTTCCTTGCTGGAATGAGCGTTCTGAATGAGGTCGTTGACCTGCTTGATTTCAGCTTTGATTTCTTTGATTGATTTCATATTGTCTTGTTTTTTAGGATGTTTATTTCTTATTTGCATTACAAATATACTACCTTTTTATCAAATACGCAAACAAAAATCGGAAAAATTTATCATTTCTCCGATTAATTTTTTTGCTTGGATTTAACGAAGTGTTTTGTCAAGCACAATCTCGCAGTAATCTATAAACGACCAGACCTGTGACGGCAACGGTCGGGAATCTTTATCGTCTATAATCTGCGAATATGATTTGGGGTAAGTATATATCATATCGAAGATGTAACTTTCGAATGATGTGTCCTCCGATTGCTGGTAATCGTTATACCACTTTCGGGCAAGTTCCTGAGTAAACGGTTTCATATCTGATATTTGTGTTACTGGTTTTAATCATATATGCAAATTTATGACTATCTTTGCTGTGTAAAACCTTAAAGATATGATACGGATTAAACACAATATCGATGAGTCAAAATTCAAATTCCTTTGGGCTAAGTATGTTGAACATGGGAAAATAGATAAACACTGCGCACAATGCTTGAAAGGTCATTGGAGCAAGAAGTTTTCCGGAGCATGGAACGCCGATCTTGTTTCACAGCCGATACTGGATATGGACGAGTTTTCCGACGGGTCTTTCAAGGCAATCTACTTCTGTGGTGTTGCAAAATCCGGTTACCCCAAGAATTGCTACCCCCATAATCTCCACTTCGCCGTTATTCCGGAAGACGGAGCAAAAGATGTCTTCGACTTCGAGAACTGGCATGTGGAGATTGAAGGAGGCAGATTGTCAGCGATACCTGACGAAACCCAATTAGACGAGCGATTCTTTACGGAACCTTATAATGAGCATTATTACACCTGCAGAATATTCCGTTGGATGATTGGTTTCTTTTTCCCGGATTACATCAAGGCATAGCAACGCTGGACTCAAAACGACCGATGATTTTATAGATACCCCGGTCGGTCATTTTATATTCCGAGGCAAGATATACCACTATGTAGCCAACCTTATGCCCTTTGGACTTCATTTCCAAAAACTTCTCATATATTGGAAGATAACGGATGTCATTGGGGTTGACTTTGTTTTCGAGCATTATGGAAAATAGGCGCTCGTTCATTTTAAGGATTTCGTACTTTGTCATATCGTTAGAATGTGTCAAGTTCTTCAATAATTTCTACTCGCTCTTGAACCTCGTTAATTTCTACTACGGAAACAACGGGCTTGATTCCTTTCGCTGCACTTTCAAAGGATGTTGTCAGCATTTCTGCAGAGTCAACAGCGGTGCTGGAATCCACAACCTGCATCGGAGTTCCACTACCAATGCCATTCATGGCAGACAATAATGGTTCAAACAGACGTGTCGCTTTTGCAGTCATAACATACTCGCCATTTGAAAGCATGGCGGGCACACTGTCGCTGGTTCCTGTGCCCGGACCATTGACCTTTCCACCTTTAGCAAATTTGGCTGATTTTACGGTTGAAATCGCTGTCGCAATGTTGGCTACAATAGTAGCAACCGTTGTCGCAATGGCAGCGATGTTTCCGGGGAAAGGAACGGATGATGCGGAAGCGATACCTGCAGAAAGAGCCTTACCAGTGTCAATGGCAATCTGAGCAAGAGTGATAACCTTCGACATCATCGCAAATGATTTGTTGCTCTCACCAAGGGTATCAAGCAATCCTGTCAATGACGATGTTACGGCTTTCATAGCCTGCGCCTTTGCCTGCTCGTTCTGAATGTACTTGTCATTAATCGCTTTCTGCTTATCAAGCCAGTTTTGTTTAGCCTGATTCTGCTCTGCAAGCCATTCCTCATCGGTCTGCGTGGAAAGTTGTCCCCTCTCCAAAAGACGTTCATACTCTTGTTGGGCAAAATCTTCCTCCATTTGGAGTTTGGCGGCTTCGGCACCTCCTATGCTTTCAAGTTGACGAGCCATTCGCTCCTCATATTCCTGTTCAGTGAGCTCTTGCCATCCCTGTCGATGAAGCTGGCGCTCTGTCTCTGCCATATCAAGAGCATCAATCTGATTTTGGAGTTGCTGTTTGGTAATCTCCAAATCTTTTTGTTTGCGCTCATCCTCTATGGCTGCACTTTCAGCTGCATACTGGGC